GAAATTTATAAACAAAAACACGGTCATTATCCAAACATGCCGCCGACTGTAACACAGGAACAGGTTTTAAATACATTAAAAAAAATTAAATGCAATGAATGAAATTATTACATACGGTCAAAATTATAAATTAACGCCGGGCATTAAAGTGTTTGTAAAAAGTGCTAAAAAGGTTTGCGAAAACGTCACAGTGATATCATCAAATCTTTCACTCGAATTGAATTTATTTTTAAAAGCAAACGGTGTAAAGATTATTGATGCGGACGACCTCGCAAAAAAACATAATATTCAAAATAATATATCACCTTATACTTTGAAGGTGATATATTTTTATATATATATAAAAAAATATACAATAGCTGAAAATGTATATTTATGTGATTTTACTGATTTGTTTTTTCAGAAAACACCGTTCGATCTTATACAAAATGAAAAACCATATGTAACAAGTGAAAATTATTATATTAATAAGTGCGAAACAAATTCAACGTGGTTGAATATTTGTTATAATAATGATGTGTATAATTTATTAAAAAAATATGAAATTATAAATGGTGGTAGTATTCTCGGAAAAAGATACTCTACTATAGAATTATTAAAAGAAATGTGTGCAGATATGTCCGCTATTATATCAAGAATAGGTAATTATCAAAATATAGATCAAGCATCACTGAATAAAACTATTTACTTTGATTTGCATAGATATAATATAATAAATGGCATGGAAATAGTAAATATGGCACACCACGAGAAAGCATCAGTTATTCACAATACAACTGATAATATGATAATGATAAATGAAAAAATACCCCACATCATTCATCAATATGACATTAACAAAGAATTAGAAAATTATTTATATGCAACCCACAAATAATAAATTTGATGTTATAATTCTTTCATTAGCGATTGATGACGGAACATATAAAACCACTAGTAACTGTATTGATTCATATATCAATACTGCAGATGAATTGATTAATAATATATTCGTGATTGAAACAAATTCAAACTTCAACAAGGATTACAATAGTAAAAAGGTAAAAATTATTAAACCAAATAAACAATTTAATTATAATGAATTTTATAATATAGGATTGAATCAATGTACGTCTGAATATATTATTGGACCAAATAATGATTTGATCATTGAACCAGGATGCATGCAGGTCATACATAAAGAATTTGAAGCAAATAAAGAAATAAGTTCAATATCACCCATTGATCGCAATTGGCACAGACACAAAAAAATGTATTTACCGTCGGAAAATAAATTATATTATGGTTATGAAGTATCATTACATATGTTCGGTTGCCTTTTTGCCTGCAGACGAAACGTTTTCAACCAAATTGGATTATTAGATGAAAAATTTTATTTTTTTTATCAAGATAATGATTATGCAATGTCTTTAGAGCGTTGCGGATTATTACACGGAGTACATACTGGTGCCAAAATTAAACATTGTTCGGGACATTCAAATAAATTTGCAGAAGATAGATTGAAATATACATCAAAAAATATGTTTGATCAAGAAAAGCTTTTTAAAGAAAAATGGTTTAATCAAGAACCATTTAAATCGGGTGGTTTTTTAAAATTTAAAACATATAATTTTTAATTAATATATGCATCATTTTTTTCAAACAATAGAAGGATGGTTTACATATCCCCATTTTTATCAACAATTAGTAAAGCAAGCAAAGTCAGACTATCACTTTGTTGAAGTAGGTACGTGGAAAGGCAAATCAGCGGCATTTATGGCAGTCGAAATAATAAATTCGGGAAAAAATATAAAATTTGATTGTGTTGACACCTGGAATGGCAGTATTGAACATCATGATATCAATTCACCTTTTTATGAACCTTTACTTTTAATTAAAGACGGATTATATAATCAATTTTTAGAAAATATTAATCCAGTAAAAAATTTAATAAATCCCATAAGATCAACATCTTTTGCAGCTTCTGAGCTTTATAATGACAAAACATTGAATTGCGTATTCATTGACGCATCTCATGAATATCAAGATGTGTATAGCGATATTAAAAATTGGATGCCGAAAATTAAAAAAGGTGGTATTTTAGCGGGGCATGACTTCTCTTACGGGCCCGTAAGAGAAGCTTTAAAGGATGCTTTGGGTGATGGTTATATAGATTTTGGTGAAGATGTATGGATATATAAATTATGAAAATACTTTATCTTACAAATGGCAACGATGTTGATTATCAAAATGATTGTTTATTGATTGGACTTAGGCAAGTACTTGGTACTAATCTTGTCGATTACAACAAACAGCATCATAACTATATTAGTTATGATGCAAAAAAAACATCTTCATTTCACGGAAAGGGTATGACAGTGTGTCGTGTATTGGAAGATTTGCCCATAGATCGCACAGATATAACATCAAAATTAAAAAATAAATATTTTGATTATATTGTATATGGTTCAATTTGGCGTTGTTCAGATCATCTACAAAAAATTTCTGAAATTTATCCTAAAAATAAAATTATTCTGGTGGATGGGGAAGATCATAATTTTATAAATAAAGAATTTGAAAGAGGGGTTTTATATTTTAAAAGAGAATTAATAAATGAACATTCTCGCTTATTTCCCATATCATTCGCTATTCCTGATATGAAAATTAATTTCAAAACACAAAAATTGAGAGATTTTTCATTTATAACACCAAAAGATACAAAAACATATATATATGATAATGAATCTGAATATTATAATGATTACGGACAATCAAGATTCGGCGTGACTATGAAAAAGGGTGGATGGGATTGCATGCGACACTATGAAATATTGGCCAATGGTTGCATACCTCATTTTTTAAATATAGAAAATTGCCCTGTTCATACTATGAAAAATTTTCCAAAAAAACTTTGTGCAGAAATAAATTCAAAAATAGATATTTTAGATAAATCTGAATTATATGATATGTACATTGAAAAATTCAAATCACATTTATTAAAAAATAATACAACAAAATGCTTGGCAAATTATTTTATTGATAAAATTAAAAATTATGACTAGGTTTCACATTATAAATACATTAATTGCAAAATATAATTTTACGCGCTATTTAGAAATTGGCACACAACACGGAAATTGTTTTCGCGAAATAGAGGCACCATACAAATTATGTGTTGACCCTATAAAAGCATATGACGATTTAACACATGAAATGACTTCAGATTTATTTTTTGAACAAAATAATGAGTTTTATGACATAATATTCATTGATGGGTTACACACAGAGGAGCAGACAACAATTGACATCAATAATGCATTAAATTGTTTATCTGAAGGGGGTATGATTGTAGTGCATGATTCTTTGCCTCATTGTGAGGAATATACTAATATTTGCTGGAGCGGTACTGTTTTCCGCTCGATTATTGAAGCTAGATATAATTCAAAATTGAATGTAGAAGTTGTAGATACTGATTGCGGATGCGCCTTAATCAAAAAGGCAAAAACATTTTACAATAATTATGATAAAGTGTGTATTGATATTGCAAAAACATATAAATTTTATGAATCTAATAAAATAGAATTGATGAATGTTCTAAGTATAGATGATTTTATAAAAAAATATCAATAAAAATCATCATATTATTATATGATTAAAAAAATAATATGAACATCAAAATTTGTATAACTTCACATCATAGCTTTTCAAACCAAACATTTCCTATTATTGTACCCTCATTGATATCCAGCGGAATTGAATCGAAAAATATATTTTTTATTGAGGGCGGACATACATCTAGATCAATTGATATAACCGATAATATAAATTACATCAAAACCAACCATAATTCAATTGAATATACGGGTCTTATCGATATAGCAGAATATTCTATGGAGTCAGATTATTGGATTATGTTACATGATACATGCAGGGTAGGTAAAAACTTCAAATCATTGATTCAAAATATACCACACGGAAGTGATAAAGTAGCTTTGAAACGATGGCCGTCGATGTCTATAGGCGCATACAAGTATACTTATTTAAAAAAACAATGTGATCGCTTAATGAACATTAAAAATACAGATTACAGCAGGGAAAAAATACAATATTGGAAACAATGGGGTATCTACAATGAAGACTATATGCTTTGGAAAGAACATACAACAGATTGTGCATTATATAATGAACATCTGGAATTGTCTGATAAATTTATTGTTGTTGATGAACAACCATGGTATTATTCAAAAATAAAACGACGCATAGAATATTATCCCCAATTAGATTTATATAAAAATAAAGCAAATTGGCAACCCAAAGAATGGATGGAAATTGATGTATGAAAATTGCAATTATTGGTTCGGGGTGGGTTGGATGTCATCTCGCATTATCTTTAAAGGATAAACATGATGTTTCATTATATGATAAAAATGATGATGTTTTTTGCGGAACATCATTATATAATCAAAATAGATTGCATCTCGGGTATCATTATGCTAGGAGTCACAAAACACGCATGCTTTGCAAAAATACATTTAATTTATTTCTAGAAAATTATGGGCATGTCACTGATGTTATACATAACAATTTATATGCGGTACCAAAATATAATTCTATAATAGATTTTGATACATATTTAAAAATTTTTGATGATCATAAACATGATGCATATTCATCTGATAAATTAAAAAACCTCGAAGGTTGCATAATAGTTGATGAACGTTATATAAACCCCCAAAAAAGTAAAGAGCATTTTAAAGAAAGATTGAGTAATATTGTATATAAAGAAAATATCACAGAAAAAACACTAAAACAATTATCTAAAGATTTTGACTTAGTGATAAACAGTACAAATAATTTTTTGACACCAGATACAGAAAATACATTTTGGGAATTATGTATAATGATGATCTATGATAGAAAACAACCATTAGATTTTAATGCACTCACACTTGTTGATGGTTCATTGTTTTCCATATATCCATATCTGAATAATACAGTCACATTAAGCCATGTAATCTATACTCCTATATTAAAAAGGAAAGTACCTGTTTTTGATGATGTGATTATAAATGTATCAGAAATAAGAAATAATATGGAATTGGATGTCAAAAAATATTTTCCAGATTTCCATGATTATTTTAAATATTGTGATTTTTTTAAAAGTATAAAAATAAAAAGAGATATCAAAAGTGATGATAGAACGCCTGTATGTAACATTAATAATAATATTATAAATTGTTACACCGGCAAAATACAAGGAATATTCTACATAGAACAGTTTATAAAAAATGAAATATCTAATAGGTGATAGTGGTTTAATAGGTAAAAATTTGCTTAAAAATTTTAGTTTTGACGCAACATTTAATAGCAAAAATATAGATACATTCAGAGATACATTTATTGACGGTGGCGACGTTTATTTGTCTTGTCTGCCGGCTACGAAATGGAATGTGAATAAAAATAAATTGAATGATCTCCAAAACATGAATAGGATATTAGATATCCTATCACATCACACATTTGCAAACATTATTTTGATATCAACTATTGATGTATACTTGGATTCACCGTTGCAAGTTGATGAAACATACAATCCAGACTTCAAAAGTTTACATTATGGGGCACACCGTCTTTTATTTGAGAAAATAATAAAAGATATTTTATCTTATAAGTCACTTTATATAATAAGATTGCCTGCATTATTCGGCGATTTTCTCAAAAAAAATGTTTTATATGATTTACTAAACAATAATTGTATAGAAAATATCAATAGAAACACGTATTATCAATGGTATAATTTAAATCGACTTCATATTGACTTTGATAATATATTAACAAAAGAAGGTGGAATATATAATTTATTTACATCGCCAATATACACCGGCGAAATTGTAGATAATTTTTTTAAAAATACTATCATTAATAGTAAAGATGAATGTATAAAATATGATTGGAAAACAAAGCACAATAATTCAGGTTATATACAAACACATGACGAAGTTTTATGCGATATAGAAAAATTTATATATGAAAATCGCAATAAGTAATTTAGCATATAATAATATAGATTGTATAAAAAATATTAACATATCGTTAATAGAATGTGTTTTTTCTAAAATAAAAAATATACCAGATCTTACAAATGAATTAATTATTCAATGGTCGAGTAAAATACCTCCACACATTAGACCCTATTCAGTTCAATCTATAACATATAATTGCGGATTATTGAATTTTAATTTTTTAGATAAAAATATTTTCATTATTGATAAGATAATAAGTCTGTCAAAAATTTTAAATATAAAAAGAATAATTTTTGGCTCACCTACTCTGAGAGTAGGTGAGCCAGATTTAAGTATGTTTTCATATATTGATAAAGCTCTACATGACACAGATATAATTTTTTGTATTGAACCCAACGCAAAAATATATGGGGGATCATATTTTTATGACATTGAAGAAATAGTAAATTTTATAAACAAAAACAAATTTAAAAATATATATACTATGATTGATACCCATAATGCATGGCTAGAGCAAAGAGATATTGTATCTGATATTAAAACCTATAAAAATTATATTAAACACATACACGCATCAGAGAATGGTTTGTCTGGTTTTTTCAGCTTATCTGCGCACGACTTAGTAAGCAAGACTCTACGAGAAATAAATTATGAAGATGTAATAACATTTGAATCACAAAACATGTGCGGCATAGATGATTTTCTACGCATTTATGGCCACAATGTGTAATTGCAATTACTTGAAATTTTTTTGATTTGTTTTAATATAGCTTATATGATTCTAGATCAAAACACAACATACAACGGCGATCTCATCCACAAGCGATTTGCATATGAATTCTTGAGAAAGAATGTTTCACCTATCGGTGACGTAATTTGTTTTCGTGGTGCTATGAATGTAACAACAAATCTGATTGATCAAGAAGATCTCTTAGCTAAAGATTACATTTATAGCAATGATGCTATTAATTTCTGTTGGGAGATTCCTAACCTTTGCCCATTTGGCGCAGTCGCCTTTCAGCGTCTATTCAATACACAAATTGCTAATATCTTATCTGTTCGTTATATTCAGAAGCCAATTGAATTAAGAGGTGATGATCTAATTGTTCATGATGTCTTTACGGGCTCTGATGGCAAAGAACAAACCAAAGGCAAAGCTTCAGTCTCCATTACTTATTCAACTAATAATGTAGCTATTGGACACACCGGAATTAATATTGATGCTGGTAAGAGTGCACCTAATTTTGCTTATTCTACTAAGCTAACAGACGAACAGGTTCTTCTCTTTATGAAAGATGTGGAAGCAGTATTCTATCATACCGTTCGCGATATTCAGATTGCTACTACTAAAGTTATCCTGTAATGGAAGCAACTATTTTTGATTATATCAATTCAATCCTTTTCGATAAGAGATACATAGATGATATAAGGTATGAAGAAGGACAATTCAACGTTTTTATGTGTAATCGGTGGATTTCTATGTATAGCGACGTTTCTGCTGAAATTATTAACGAAACCACCAACAAATACTGGCCGACGTTAACTTCTAAAGAAGATCAATATAATTTTCTTTATAACATCTTTCCAAAATTTAAAAGAAAGCGTATTGAATATATCAAGAAGCATAAAGAAGATAAAACAGAAAAGAAAGAGACATTAGATATCGATAGATTATTAGCACAAAAATATCAGATCTCAAAAAGAGAAGTAGAATTATATAAAAATATCATGATCTAAAATAAATAGAGTCATGAACTTCGCTTCTCTTTATGAACATTTAGTAGATTTATTTGGTGATGTGTTAAATGAAGGTTTAACACAAGATCCATACTATCAAACACATCAATTATATAAAGACATTGTTAAGTCATTTGAAGAGTCAAGCGAAGGTATGAACGGATTACAACGTTTACTTCATGACTATTTTCAAATGAAAATTGAAAAAAGAGATTCTGAAGATAGAGATGAATTAAATGCATTGCAAGATTCTTCTCTAGAAAAAATAAAATCTATTTTTATTCCTTGGGATGAAAAACGTTTCGAAAAGGAAAAATCAGATAAAGTTGATCCAGAATCAGAATATTCAAATGCAGAATATGAAGACCGTATTGATAAAGCTTTAGAAGTTCAAGCTATTGAAAGAGGAAAAGACAGAAGTGAAATAGATACACCGCTTATTAAAGATGCATTCTTAGAAATGCTAAGAACAGTATTTAAAACAGTAAAAGCAGCTCCACTTAAGGATTCAAAACCATTGTCACAACAATTATCTGGTGAGAAAGGAGATCTTCTCAACAAATTCAAAGAATATACAAAACAAAGAGATCAATTAAAGCAATTAAAGATGCAACTTAAATTAAAAGAGATCATGCCTGATTCTTTGAAAGATCAATTTCAAAAATATATAGAAGGTGATATTACTGAAAGAGATATGGTGGAAGCAATTAGAACATCTTAGTTGACTTATAAAAAAAGGGCATAATTAATAGTATGCCCGCTGAATTACCAACAGAGTTAGATAATTTAAAAAATTCCAAAAGCCTCATTGACCTTGACGGTCATTCTGGGGGCTTTTTTGGTCTAGACGAATATAAACTTTCTTTTTTATTCGCTGATATTGTTTTAGTTGAAATGATCGATGAAGTAGAAGATGCACAAGGTTCTGCTATTCAACGAAATGGATTATTCATTCCTACTAATGCAGTAACTAAAGCGTGGAGAAAGGCAAAGGTTGTCCTAACCGGACCAAGTGTTAAGTACTGTAAAGTTAATGACATTGTAGTATTTCCTAATGATAAGGGAGCTTCTGTAGCTAATCTTGAAATTGATGGTTATGGCAAAGTCAAGAAAGGAATGTTCTTAAACGAAGAGAGACTTTTTGGTATTTGTAAGAAAATGTAATATATGGCAAGCTTTACTGAATTAAGAAATTTGTTGTTGGAAAATGTATTAGATATTCGCTTCTTAAGAAGAACACCAAAAGCAGGGTCTGGTTCAACCAGAAGAATGCTTTGTACTAATTCAACAAATTTACTTAATTCGTATAATGGAAAAGTAATCTTAGGATATGTAGCACCTACTCAGTATCCTAAGTACGATCCACAAGCTGAAAACATAATTATTACTTGGGATATTTTAATGCAAAACTATAGATGTATAAATGTTGATAATTGTACTGTAATTCAAAAACTACCCGCTAATGATGAATTTTGGAAATACTTCAATGAAAATGTTTATACCATGTCAACAGCACAAAAACTTAATTTCATGAGCACATGATAAACATACTAGAAACAAATTTAAATAACTTTCTTCAGAGGGATGTATCTTTTATGGTAAACAATAAGACCATAAAGAAAGGTAAATTATTATTATTCACGGTTAAAGATTTCTACATTACCTTTTTATTGAAGGTTAATAATGAACAAAAGAAATTTGAATTGCCTTATCCTTTTCATAGTAATACAAAAGGATTAACGGCAGAGATGAATTATACCTTAAATGAGATCTCACATAATTGCGATCATCTTTATTTTAAATTAAAATCACTTACGCCGAAGACTAATGCTAAAATTTATGACAATGTAGTTTACATTGTTGGTGAGTGATCTCTTTCAGAAACCCATTAAAATGACATCATGAATCTGATGTCATTTTTTCCTGATGGTTATGAGCCATTGCCGCAACAATTAGAAATTATTCCTAGAATCGAAAAGGCTTTCGAATCAGGAAAGAAGTTTGTTATCTGTTGTGCGCCTACTGGATCAGGAAAATCTTTCTTAGCTAAGACTCTAGCTAATAGTAGTTCTGTTTCTCCTACAGAATTTGTTAAGTCCATCGAATCTAATCAAGCATTTGCTATGGACCAATTTGGTGCTTATGTTGATCCTGATAATTGTACTGGTATGCCTACCTTCGGTGCCATTGCTTTGACTATTACAAAAACATTGCAAGATCAATATGTAACCTTATTTGATGATTCAAAGGCATTGAAAGGTAAAGCAAATCATACATGTGCTATTGATCCAAAATTCACAGTTGATATTGCACCTTGTATTTTTAATTCTGATTTAAAGCATGAATGCCAAGTAGCGAATAAATGCCCGTATTATAATTCTAGAAATGAAACATTGATTTCACAATTTGGTGTTCTTAATTACAGCATGTTTCTTTCATTGCCTAATCATGTAAAGAAACGGGATTTTTTAATTTGTGATGAAGCATCTGAATTAGAAGATGAATTAGTAAAGCGGTTTACTAGAGAATTGAATTATAAGATTCTCAAAAAGATGGATATCTCTATCACATCTATTCCAATCAATAATTATACTAAGTTCAGAGCTTGGTTAGAAACATTTGTCGGCGACTTATCTGAAGAAGTTAATTCTTTGAGAGAGTCGATGAAGAAGAAGAAATCATCAACATCATTGTCAGATAGGCAAAAATTATCTTTATTCCAAAATCTACATATGTCTCTCAAGACTACTATTGATACTTGGGATGATTGTGAATATATTCTCGAGAAGACTAATGAAGCTATTACATTGAAACCTTTGCGTGTTGATAAACTCTCTCAACATATCTTTAATTATGGTGATAAGATTTTGTTAATGTCTGCTACTATTATTGACCATAAACATTTTGCAAGAACACTTGGAATCACAGATTATGAATACATTGAAGTAGATTCTACATTCTCACCAAAGAAAGCCCCAATCTTTTGTACGGGCAGAGTTAAATTGAATTATAAAAATCTAAAATCTTCATTACCATATATTGCCAAGCAAGTGAAGAACCTTTGTGATCAACACAAAGATGTTAAAGGCGTAATCCATACACATACTATGGAAATTACTAATTACCTAAGGAATCATTTGAATGATCCTCGATTTATCTTTCGTGGAGAAGGAATGACTAACGAACAAATTCTCAAACAACATTTAGAAGATCCTTCACCAACCATTCTAGTTTCGCCTTCATTGACCTATGGTGTAGATTTAAAGGATGAATTAGCTAGATTCCAGATCTTAGTTAAAGCAGCATACATGCCATTGGGTGATGAAAGAATCAAAAGACTTTTCAAAGAAGATGGGCAATGGTATGTGAATAAGATGCTTAATAATCTCATCCAAGCCTGTGGTAGAGGTGTTCGATCCGTAGATGATTATTGTGTGACATATATATTGGACGGATGCATTGTGGATGCGGTCATTCAGAATAAAACCAGATTACCAAAGTACTTCTTGAAGCGGTTCAATTAAATATATGTGTGGAAATACAGACATTTCATTTTGAGATACGTGATATTATATCACAATTTATAGCTGCTTTTGATGATGTAGTTATAAATCGATATGATAAAACACGCACTCCGAGATCAAATGTTAAAGTAAGATATGTTTATTCTCCAAAAGAGAGAGTCTTATTTGATTTAGTCAATAAGGCTCAAAACATGACTTTACCTGTTATTGCAGTAAATGTAACAGGTATTAGCAGAGATGAAAATAGAGTCTTCTCTAAGCTATACGGATTTGATGAAAGTGATCATTATTCTGATTCTAAGCCTGGTAAAAATCATGCCCATATAAACATGCCAGTTCCTGTAGACATAAATGTGTCAATGTCTATTTTAACAGAGTACCAAACGGATATGGATCAGATATTATCTAATTTCATTCCATATTCAAATCCTTATGTTGTAATAGCCTGGAAAATACCCGATGCAATGGGTGCTGCAACCTCTCAAGAAATTAGATCGCAAGTTTTGTGGTCTGGCGACATGAACATGACTTATCCGACTGACACGACTAAAGCAGACAAATATCGTATCGAAGCTACTACTAGCTTTACTATTAAAGGTTGGTTGTTTCCAAAAGAAACACCGAAGCAACAAAATGTTTTCTTTATAAAAACTAATTTTTCATCTGCATTATTAGAGTGCGATAATTTTTATACAGCAAATTCAGAGGCAATTACATTACCAGAACGACATAATACAAAAACAATAGAATTCTCAGCTGCCCCGGTTTGTACTTCTATATTTTTTCATGGTACTTTGATTGGTGATGATTTTATTTTTCAAAGAGAAGAAGCTAGTTTTCCTTTCATGTTATTAGGTAATAATTATGATCATACAACAGCAGTATTATTGTCTTCTTCATCTACCATATTATCCTCAAATTTAGCTTTATTTAATTTTGATTATTATCCTTCAATTAGTGCTTATAACCTTCCTTTATCTTGCTATAAGATTATTAATAATTACACAATAGAATTGAATCTCCCAGAACTAGTCAGTGATGGCGTATTCAATATTATAGTTGCTAATAGAGCCGGATGGCAAAAATTTAAATATAACTTTAATATTGGTGATGCGCCTAGTAGTTTACTATTACCCCCGCCAACTCCGCCACCGCCACCAATTGTAGATGTTACTGGAAAGTATTTCTTCTCATTATTGAATAACGATTGGTTTGATCTATCAAATTGGTATGGAGATGCTGATAAGACAACACAAGCTACCCTTCTGCCAGATGATACTATTGACGTAATAGTATTGCCTCATACATTACGACCAGTTGTAGATCTTGATAATCCAGAATGGACAGATCCGAATACCATAGATGCGGGAACAGCTGGTATTACATTTGCATCTAATAACAATAATAAAGTATATGCACCAATAGTTGGTGATGTAATTTATAATGGCAATGCTAGTCACGGTTAAAATATTAAATTAGTGTATAAATAGTGGTAATGAGTTCTTTAGATGATGGTCGTTCTTCTACATTCGGCAGAGACTTGATGAATTATATTTCATCAAAGTTGCCATATTCCGGTTATAATGTTTTAGATGCATCAGATAAGTTAAACCCAAAATTCAAGTATTTTGAAGATGTTGGTTCAAGAAGAGCCGAAGCATTATCAAGACACTCTGTTTCACAAAGCAGTGAATATAATAATGCGGGCATTGGTGCTATTCAGAAAGACTCTCGTTTCTCTGAAATCATGTATGCCAATATCCAAAAGGATAAGCCAGCACGTATCAGAGACTATCGTATCATAGCAGCTTTCTCAGAAGTATCAGATGCATTGGATGAAATTTGTGACGAGATTATCAATAAAGATTCAGAGGGCAATATTGTCAAGCTAAGATATAAGAATGATAATCTCAATGAAATTCAAGAAGATACATTAAACAGAGAATTTCAAAAATATATTCAATATTTTGATCTAGATAATAAAGGATGGGATATTTTCCGTTCTTTATTAGTAGAAGGTGAAGTGTTCTTTGAACATATTATTCATGAAAAATATCCTAAAGAAGGTATCTTAGGAACAGTTCAAGTGGGTGCGGATATGATTGATCCTGTTTTTACTAATGTCCAAAACATGATGGTAAAAGCGTTCTTATATCGCAAACCAAAGTTTGATCCCAATAATCCTACTAAGCAAACAGGTCATGAATATATCCCAATGGACAAGAATCAAATTACTTATATTCATTCTGGTATATGGAATGAAAATAAGACAATGCGATTACCTTTCCTAGAGAATGCTAGAAGAGCATATCGCCAATTGTCCATGATCGAAGATGCTATTATCATCTATCGATTAGTACGTGCACCAGAAAGATTAGTATTCAATGTAGATGTTGGTAACATGCCAGCGCCCAAAGCAGAATCTTACCTTAGAAAATTACAACAACAATATTGGTCTTCAAAGACATTTGATAATAATCAGGGAGGTGTTGTTCAGAAATTTAATCCACAAACCATGTTAGATAGTTACTGGTTTGCTAAGAGAGCTGGTTCGGAAGGTACATCAGTTACTACATTACCAGGAGGAGCGAATCTGGGTCAATTAGATGATCTAATGTATTTCATGAAGAAGCTGTATCGCGCATTGAAAATACCTTCTTCCCGTTTAGATCCTCAAGATACATTTAAAGATGGTCAAGAAATTCTTCGCGAAGAATTAAAATTTGCAAGATTCATTATTCGTATGCAACAACATGTTGCTGCCGGCTTTAAAAACGGATTCATTACACACTTACAATTGAAAGGATTGTGGTCTGAATTTAAATTAAAAGAACAACATTTTGATTTAGAATTTAATGTACCAACTAATTTCTATGAATTAAGAGAGAGTCAGAAATTAGAAA